TTATAAATTCTTAAGTATATTGAAAACTCTCTGAGCGAATGATAAAGTAGAAGCAGGATCAAAGTGATATGAGTCGAACAAATTACCGTCACTCATATTTACTAAATATGCAAATTTATCTTCTGTATCAATTTGATGATATGCGTTATCGACTTCGGTTGTGAATCCTAACGAGTTTGGAACTATAGTACCGAAAATAAAAGGAAGCTTTGGATTTCCGACAATACCTCTTGTATAACGAATTACATTTTTTTCATTTTGATAATACTTAACCTTTGCAGAAGCTGTTGAATCTCCTTCTCCTTGATGATTCAAAATAGCTTTTGGCTCTAAATTAGGATTGGCAGCCATGGCATTAAGAACTTTTATTTTAAGTTCTTCAATAAGCTTATTTTTACCTGCTGGAATATCTTCAGTATATGGAGTCCAATAACCGCCGCCATTCGTTCCAGTTATGTCGATTGCTGTACCCCCTTGAGCTCTTTTAACAATATAAATGGTCTTTCCTAAATATTCAGCTAACATTGCAGCTGCTATTATATCGAAGCCGTACCATTCTAATTCTGATTTCGCACCGGGAGCACCACCGCCTGTATTTCCGCCAACGCCAAATTTAAACGGCGTAAATGCTTTTATACTATCATCCCAGATTAAAACTCCTTTAACTTGACCTTGAGCATTTAAATATTGAGCAGGAAAAGTAGCTTTATCATTTCTTCCGTCAATATTGGATTGCCCCAGACAAATAAGTAAAATGTCTTTTGTCGTTGATATTAACTGCTTGGCGAGGCCACGAAAATACATTCTGTCAGCTTCTATATCACTTGGACTTAATATTGAAAATTTTGCATCATTTAATTTGTCTTTATTTATTAGATAAGTAATACCTTTTTGATAGTTGATTGGTTCGGATTCAAGTATCTTTACAAATGCAGTACCGTAAGCACCATCAGTATAATCAGATATTCCAAAATATTCTTTTTCAGATGCAGTGTATGTTCCAGTGAAGAATTTTCCTATTGTGCTGGAATCAAGTTTTCTGATGTTAGCTTTAAAGGTTCCGTCAAGATTATAAGTATTTAGAACTGCCACACTTCCGATCTGTGTGTAACCATTTACCCCGTACGAGACCGTTTGACCTTTTTCCAGTAAAGTTAGCCCTGTTCTTTTATGTCCGTATGCTGTTGGTGCCACTTGACCATTATGTGAATAATAGTATGAAGAAACATTTATAGGAATAATTTGTTCAGGAATTAATTCTGATGAACCGTTTAATATTTCCTGTTGATTTTCTTCAAGAGATTTGACTCTATTATTTATAGGCTCTAAGGCCGTCTCTATTAAAGAGTGAATTTCAATATACCTTTGTCCCATATTTGACGTTGAAAAATCAGTTAAAGTGACCAAAACATCTTCTAAAGGTGCGTAAGAATCTTGCTTAAATTGATTTAAAAAGTCATTATGTTTAAATATATTAGCCTTAAATGTTCCATCAAGATTATAGATGTTTAATATTGCAGCTGATCCTCCAGAAGCATTAAAAGTATTTATTCCAAATTTTAAGTTTTGACCTTTTTTTACTAAAAATGGTTGTGTTCTTTGCATTCCATAGGTTGTTCCGGTTGATGCTCCTCCTGATGTATAATAGTATCCATTCTCCCATGTATTATAAACAGTAATATTTTTTCCTTCAATAAGCCTTTTATATGCTTTATCTCCTGAAATTGCTTGTATCTCATTCGGAGCAATTTCGCCTATAGCAGATGGTAGTACTTTTGCTGATAAAGCTTTTTGAGAAACTCCATTCTGCACCCACAATTGAACGTTATTATTTGCTAAATCATTAGAGCTTACAGTAATCGCGGTATTTGTTACATCTTTAAAATTTGTGTAAGTTCCAACTGTTTTGACGTCATATTTTTCATAAAGACCGTTTGGATAATCAGTAGGATTATAGGGGGTTGGTGAACTTGAAGGCGTAGCTTCACCCTTGAGGTTTGATATTACAGCATCTGCAATTGCATTATTAATTTGTTGTTTGCTGAGAGTATTTCCTGTCAGATTAAGATCAGGACGATCAATAGTAGCCACATTTTTAGGGCTTACTTGTTCTGTTACGTTTACTTGAATTGGCATAGTTTTAATATTTTATTTTTATCCGATAAAGAGTCCTTTGATGAATGTGAATGATACACCGTTTATTATTTTAATTCCTGTAAAACCAGTATAAGCTTGATTCGAAGAGTCACGTACAACAATTTCTCCTGATCCAATGCTTAAGGCCGTATTAGAAGCTGTAGAACCACTTACTGATATATGAATTCCGCTTTTAGAATAAGATGAAGATTTTGTATTTTCGACATGTACAAATGCTGTAGAGCTTTCCGTTCCAGCAATTTGAACGAACGATTTCATATTGCTTGTATAATCACCTGATATTATATAGCCCTTGCTCGACTTTATTCCTAAATTAAATATCTGAAATCCGTTATCTCCTTCTCCGAACCAACCTGATTTTGCTTTTATATTTCCAGAAAAATCACCATCTGTAGCCTTCACATATCCCTCAATATGTGCATCACCTGCGTAAAATTTTCCATTTCGGTAAAATCTCACTTTAGCTTGGTTTCTATTTCCGTATGTAGAACCACCCCAAAGGAAAACATCATTCACCGTTCCTTCTCCTGTAATACCTGCATTGGTTCCCGTCTCATAATTACCCAGTAATACGGTTCCAGTAGCAATAATATTCCCATAAATTGAAGTGGTTAAGAAATTGGTTTTCTTTTCAATTTCTTCAATTTTCATATCTGCATCATACTGTGACTGGTTATAATCAGTAGGCCTGTTCCCAATTTCCATTTTAGGTTTCTGCATTGGAACATCTTCTCCTGATGGATTTTTAACAATTTTAATCTGTATGTTTTTATACTTATTTAAAAGGGCTTTAAACGAAACCCAAACTCGTTCTAAAAACCCCTGTGTCTCAAATTCTTTTTGTGCTATCACTTCATAAATATTTGTATTCTTATTTTTACCTAAAACCACCAAAACCGCGGCAAAAACGGTTGTTGATAAACAGTCTACACTCACAGTAAACGGTAGCTCTTGATTTAGATATCTTTCTTTATCATCAATCATATCGTAATAGTCAAGCTGTTGAATTGTTCCGACTAAGAGATTTTCTCCTCCTATAAAAATTTGATTATTGATTTGCTCAAACGCAATGGAGTCATCAAGAAATTCAACATCTGCATGAATTTTAATTTTATCCTGCTGAATATCAATATAACTTCCTCCATAAGGAGCAGATATTTTTCCGATGGAAAGTTCAGCCGGGTTTATCAGACCAAAACCATGAGTCATTTTTATTTGTCTATACCCGTCATTTATTGATGATAGAACACCTGCCTCAAATAAATAATAATCTGGATCACTATCAACAAGAATCTGAGCTTCTGAAATCACTACAGTAGCAGAATTTCCTTGTTTCTCGGCTTTTATATAGATGTAATTAAACTTACTTGATAATCCAACCAAAATGTTTTCTGGTAAAAACCATGTACGCGACCCGTCCGGAATCAAACCAAAATGAACAACTTCGCCGGAAGTGTGTGAGACAGACGTTAATGTACTTTCAACAAAAAACTGAACATTTGGAAGTGCAAAAGCTTGCATGGGGCTTCCTATCGAAATTGACTTAGTTTCAATCGACAATGGTTTTATGTTTTCCGGATCAAAATATCCTTCACCATCAAAAACTTTATCAAACATTTCACGGGAAAAGAAATAAGCTTGTCGAGCCAGCTCTGTATTAAATTTTGTATTCTTTATAATTCCGGAAAGTGTATTGCTATTGTTTATATAAGTTTTAACGATGCCTGGTAAAGAACTCACTTCTGCCATCTCAAATTGAACATCATACTTATTTTGAATATTTTTAACAACAGAAGTTATTCTGATATCATCATTCAGGCCAAAATCTGCATCAATAAATCTGCTTGTGAACCCAAGAGAAATATTGATATCATATTGTTTAAAATAAATCGGATCAGCAGAAAAAAAATATTGGTGACGTACACGGCTATTTTTATCAAGGTATTCCTGAGCCTTTGCTTGTAGTGCAGCCTCAGCATCATTAATGTAAGCCTGTGGCATCATGATATCCACAATGATATACTTATCACCTACAGCCGGACGAATAAGATTTGACGGAACCTCAATCGTTTTTTCATCTTTGTTGACCAAAAGTGTGAATGTTTTAGTAGTAGAATTAAACCCCGATTCTCTGACCTCAAGTGTATATCCTGCCAATTGCCCTGTTTGAAAAATAACTTTTGCAGATACACCTTTAATAAGAATTTTAGTGTTTCCGTTGGAGTCTGTTTCATTAAGATCAAAAGGAAGATTTGCATCTTTAAAAATTAAAGGATTTGAAGCATCTACAGCCGTAACCGTTCCTTCGTACTTTGGGAAAATATCATCAAAGTTTTGCGTTTGTTCAATAATCTCATAGATATCGGTATTTTTCTCAAGATATGGAACAGGCATTCTCAGCCGTTTTTGTCCACTTCGATAATTTGCAGGAAGATTTTTATCACTCCCTGCTGCATAAATACGAGTTACTAAAGATGATTCCTGTAATTGATTCCTGCTAAAATTTTTCAAACCGTTTCCTTTCCCATAACGAAAAGTATATCCAGATGAATTGTCACGTTTTGTAAAGTGAATGGACTGATCACCATCAACCCAGAATTCAAGATCAAAGGTCTCGGAAATGACATTTAAAGCTGATAAGCAATTGTGATTTGAGAAATCAACCTGCTTATATTCTGTTGTATCAACTATGCCCTTTATCCAACCGGATTGAGTTCTGTTTGCATTTGAAACAATAAGTTCAACGAGTGTTTCAGCATTGGTAATTACTGAAAACTCGGGAATTGTAAGATCATGGTTGTTATCATACTGAAAAAACTGAACCTCTGAAAGCTTGTATTTTACGCCCGCGAATTGCAGTTCATATACAAATTCCCGCGAACTGTTTTTTGTGCAAGATGGATCAGAAAAAAGATAATAAGTATTACCATAAACACTTACTGTATCACCAATCTGAAAATTAATTTTATTAGTAAGCGAGAAATTCATTTTTACCAATTCCTCACCCATTAGCTTTGTGGAAATTTGTCCTTCTGCTCTCACGCTGGCAATGACTTCAGCTCCTCTTTTTATTTGGTAAATCATATTTTTACTTCTAATGTTAAAGTGAATTTTACTGCCACTTTAGGCACATTCTTCAATCTTTTGCTTTGCTTTTTAAAACCTGATGTTTTCTTGTAGTAAACCTGATAGGTTTTGGAATGATCGTGGATAAATAAATTTTGTAATCCTGACTTTGTTATTTCATTGAAAAAAGCATTATAAACACTCCAAAACACTGTATCATTGTCAACAATGAAAATGCAATTCAGGTTTACTTCCTTGTCCTTGAATCTGACTAGCTCTAAATCTGTTTCGGTTCCATTTTCCTCGCGCCAATCATTGGTTAAAGAATCCTTTCTTTCGGGAAACTCTAATAACTCGTGTGTTCCTGTCTGTATTATCAATTTGTATGTTGATAATAGATTATTACCGTTTATTGTATCTAAGAAAGCCATAATATTAAGTTATAATTCCAGCAGCTTGTAAAGCTTGATAATATTGCTGTTGCCCTTCGACAACCTTTTCAACGTTATGATTTACATCGTAGAGTTTTTCTGTATTTTCAGCTGTTCTACGGGTGTTTTTCTCGATATCGATCTGCAATTCTACCATTTTACTCATTTGGGAGAGTTGCTGTACTGTTCCGGATTTGATAAGCTGATTTGTCTCAAGTTGAGCAAGCCTCAGTCCTCCAAGTTGACCACTCATGACATCTGCACTTTCTTGACTCATTGATCTTAAAGCGCCTTGCAAAGAATTTGCATTTGCAGTGCCTGTTGTGAGGTCAACTCCTGCCTGGTTAATTACGTCCATGTACTCTTGAGACTGAGTAACGATAGCCATATACATTTCTTGGAATTTTGCTCTTTCATCAGCGGAAAGGATTCCATCTCCCATCATATCGGCTAAAGCATCCTGCAATTCTTGAATTTTAGGTTCAATCATTTTAGCTGATATACCTGAGAGAATAGCTTCTCTAAGAAAACCTTCGATATCATTCGCAAAATCGGCAAAGGATTTTTTTCCGGATTTAAGACCTTCTTTGATGCTGTCTGCTAATGCTTGAGCCGTGGTTCCGGTTAAAGTATTCTTAAGCTCGATTTCAAGCTGTTTATTAAGTTCTTCTATACTGCCATACTCATCTCTCAGCTTTTTTAATTGGTCAAAGGCTGCTTTGGCTGCTCCTGTAAATGGATTTTGAGCATTAAGCTTTTCCAGCTTATCAAAAATCTCATCTGTAAGTTCAGCTGTACCTGGTGCAAAAACAGAAATGTTAGGAATGCCTGTTGCAATATTTGCTCCGATACCCAGCAATTCAGCAATCGTTTTCATCTCTTCAACGGTACGTGTTTTTCTTCCCATTCCTAAAAAACCACCATACTTTTCAGTGTGCATTCCCACAACAGTCTGAGCATTTAATAATCTATTAAAAACCTCCTGCTGATCTTTAATAATTTGAGCCTTATTTTTAGAGTTGACAGCCATCTCTTCTTTGATATTGTCAACCCGCGATTTATAGAGATCATTAAGTTTAACTTCCTGAGAAATCCGTTTTCTCAATTCTGCATTATAATCAAGCTGACTTTGAAAGATTTCATCATTATACTTCTTCAGCTCTTCCTGAGCCTGCCTTTCGCTCTCTCTCGCCCTTTTACCCATAGTAAAGAGCTTACCTATCCATTTTATTACAGTAGCAACGAGCGAAACAATACCATCTACCAAACCTTTCTGAAACGCGCCAATAACATTCGATACATCTTTTCCTAACTCTGAAATAGTCTTGAGCGTTTGTGCTAAACCGGAATTACTATCATCAATAGACTCTACCAAATCAGCAAAAGCTCCAGATATTTCAGAAGACCAGTCAGCTACTTTTTGATATTTTTCGAGATTAATATCTCTCAATTTTTCATTTACAAATGAAAGCTCATCCAGTAGATTTATTATTAACCCATTTTCTGTAACACTTAAAGAATTGCCTTTACTTTTTAGTGAGTTGATATCCTTTAATAATTGCGCTTTCCGATCCAAAAGAATTTGTTCATTTCGATCGGTCTCAGACTTATTAAGATATCCTTCAGCTTTTTGTAATTCGTTGGTAAGTTTGTCTTTTTGCTCTTTGGTAAGACTGATTTCAGTATTCAAAAACTCTTTCAGAGTTTGAATTCTGCTTTTCAGTTGTCTTGTTGTGATACCCAAAAGGTTGGCACTAAGTTCATCTTCTAAATGCTCCCTCATGTATTTAGCAGTCGTAACCATTGCTATTTCCTGATTTAAATCTCTTTGTAGCTCAGTGAGAAGCGCTGCACGAGTTTCTGGACTTAAGTTTTTCTTTTTCTCAATTGCCTCCCTCATTTTAGCGTACCTATCAGTAATTGCTGCTTTTTGGGCTTCGAAATTTTGATGGGTAGAAATAAATTCGGTGATCATGGATTTTAATTCCTGCCTTCTTTGGTCAATCTGTACATCAAGAAAAGACCAGTACCCCTGATCCACTTTGTCATTATTTAATTTATCCCGTTGTTCTACTAAATAATCAATCTGCTGAGAAATTGTTGGAAGTTCACTTAATTGCTGTTCTGTTTTCTCAGAAAATAACTGGAAATCACTTTTATTATTTAGAAGCTCATCCCTTTTCTGGTTAATAAGTTCCAGAGCTTTTTTTTGCTCATCAGTCAAAGTACCACCGTTTTCTGTAAGGTTTAATAATTTATCTCTCTGACTTCCGAGCCAGTCATAATAAGACATCCCTTCTGCTCGCAGTTCTGAAAATTGTTCTTTTGCAGCTTTGGTTCCGAACTCTTTTTCATATTGATAATATGCTTTCCAGCCACTTTCCATTTCTGAAATGGCTTCGGTAAGCTTAAGAATTCTGATTTTCTTTTCAGCTTCTGCCAGTTGATCTAAGAGAGAAGCCCTCATATTCATAGCTGTTTTAAGATTTACAACTTCTTTTGTAGCATATTGTTTTCCATATTTATCAATAGCGCGGAGGCGGACTTCTCCGTTTTTACCCATTCTTTGTAAAGCTCCGTCCAGCAACATTATTTGTTGCTGTAACTTCATGACACTACCGGGATCAAAGGTTTCTGCCAGCTCTTTTTCTTTTTTTGGCTTTTTTGGTTTTTTTTCTTTTCCTAAATATTCTTTGAAGCCGTATTTTTTATAAATCTCATCTTTTCTCTTTTCAAAATCAACAACATCCTGAATGCTTTTTTCGTATTCAGCTTTAAGCTTATCGGACTCTTCATGAACCTGATTGATGTATTCTTCGGTACTTTTACCTCTGACGCCCATTTGCCAAAATTGCCCGATGTTCTGGCCTATTGTCGGGTTGGATAATTTCTCATTTTCCTCATTTCGTTGAACCAAATATTCCTTAAACTTTTCCTGAGCAATCTGAGCGGCGGCGGCGGCCTCGGCTCTTGCCATCATCGATTCGACAAAAGCCTGGGTATTGGTGACTAAAACATTTTCAGCATCAGCAACATTATCAACTTCAACTCCGAGCTTCTTGAAAGCATCTTGATTTCCATTGATAAATTTTGTCTTTGATTTGAGATCATTACCTAACGAATTCCACTGAATTTGTAATTTTTTGTATGCTATTACTTGTTCCGCTGCAGAATCAGCTACTGCCTCGGCGTGTCTCCTTTGAGCTTCTTCTACCTTCTTTTGCTCTTCTTGCCATTTATCCAACCACACAAGTATTGCCCCGATTGCAACCGACAATCCAAGCGTGAGAGTACCAATAAGAACCCGTGCGGCAATGTTCGCAGCGGTGGCAGAAACTCCCATTGCAACCAAAGATGCAGTAACCCTGGCATTTGCTACAGTCCAAAGATTTTGAACGGCAATTAATGCTCGTGTTGATGCTGCATTTCGATTATTTAAAGTGTCGGTGATTTCTTGAAGTCCAATAGTGATAGCCATTAAAGATTGAACCTTAAGCATTATCCTCTGAAGATTTTCATTTTCACCAGCAAATAATCCCATTGTTCCCTGAGCAACCGATAAACCTGATGATATAAGAGTTAACAATCCTAAAAACGCAGCAAATGAACTTCTGGAAGTGTTGTTAAGATCATCATTTAAACCTTGCAAAACTTGGCGGTAATCCTGGCACTTTTGAATCAGATTTTTGTACTCCTCGGAGTCTTGCTGTTTAGCAAGAGCCAATTCTTTAAGGCGGGCAAGGTTACGTTCGTATTCAGTTGTAAGTCCTTTAGCCGCTTCCTTATTCTGATTATAAGCCGACTCTACCTCATTTAAAGCCTCTTTCTCCTGATTTAGTTCCTTCTCAATTTCCTTTGCTTCACGAATTAATGCCGCCTGTGATTTACCAGGCGCCGTTTTATCTATCTGCTTATAAAGAGATTTTATCTGATCCTCCAAATCTTTAATAACCTCCTTCTGGATATCAATATTTTCCTTATCTAACCCGAAAGAATCAAAATCATTGTTTACCTTTTTAGCCGATTCACCTATGTCTTTTATTGATTGATTGACGTTTTGAAAATCTTTTGCTGCACCAGCCTGCTCTTTGGTAATTTGGGAAAATTTCTCTTTTAATTTGTCGAGTTGCGAATCAGCATCCTTACCTCCCGCAAGGAACTTCTGGAACTCTGACATAAATTCTTTTGAGTTCCAGTTTAATTCAATTTCTATAGGGTCTTGATCTGCCATGATTAATCCAGTGATGTTTTAAAGAATGAAGCATATTCTTCATCTGTTGTAAGTTTCTTATTATTAGTTTTTCGTATAAGTCGGGGTGAGTCAGCGAGCATAAGGTTAAGCTCAGAGAAACTGACATCATTTAAAATTTGTTCTTTACTCCATCCGGTCTTTTCAGCGACCATCATTATAAAACCAAAGATGCTATGGAAGCTTTCACTTTTTAACTCATCTTTTCCTCCGGACTCAGATTCATCGGTTTCGTTATCTTCATTGTCTCCATTAATCTGATAGTATTGATAAAATCCTCAACTCCTCCATAAATTACAAGAAGGTGGAATAAATAGTTTATTTCTTCCTGTTGTAGACTTGTTGAGAGGAACCTGGAAAATATTTTGTACATCCACATTTTTTTCGGATCATTAAGTATTGCTATAGCAATAATATCCGTCATAGATTTGCTATGGTTTTTTAACATTGTAAATGCTTCTGGAATTGTTAAATCATCTGATTCCTCAATTCTCATAGAAAGATACTTGTATGATATCTTAATCAATGTTGCTGCAGTTGGAGCGGTAATGACAAACTGTATTTTTTTCTTGCCGAACAGTCGTAAAAAAAGAGGTGCGAGGACTTGCACCTTTACACCTCTTTTAAGTAATAGACTCGCAGCTCTTTTCTCTTTATCTATATTATCCACCTTATGCTGGTTTTGTAATTGATACTTTGGATTTTGGTTTGAAAATCACATCAATCAATGCGACATTCTTTTTTACAAGCTTTAGGTTTTTTTTGGCGAAAAGCTTTACTACAGGATATGCAATTGTATGACCTGAATCCGTTTTGAATCTGATTGCCATGTCTATTCCGCGGTTACTTCCCTCCGTCCAAACGTTATCCACTACAGTACCTCCCATAAGTTTTTGTAACGTAACTGGATCATACTCATAACCGGAGAACTTTCCATCAGTCTTCCCTGCTTCGATGAAAATTTCGATGGCTTCATCCATTTGATCGCAATATTCCTCTGCGATATCAGGATCATTATCCACAATTTCAACTGAGTCTCTGTATGTCTTACAAAGCTCTTCCCAATCTGCCTCCAGAGGCATAGTTCCGTCCGGCGTTACTTCTGCAAATTCTACTTTTTTTGTTCCGAAAATTGCCATTGTTTAAATAGGTTTTAAAAAGTTATTAATTAGGTTTTAAAGATTATGCAGGATTTTTCAGCTCCGCTTCTTTGGCATCAATCTTTTCTTTGAGTTTTTCGGTTCCGATATTATGATGAGCCTTTTGTCCGAAAAGCTCTTCATATTTGATCATAAGAGCTTCTCTCTCTTCCGGATCATTATCCGCCGAAACTTCCTCCGATTTTCTGGTGAAGGTTTTCACCGTTTTGTCTTTGTGATAACGAGCGTGATCTTTTGCTTTCTCTTCATCGGTGAAGCCTTGCCCGTCAACAGTAAGATGAATTGTGTTGATATTTGGATAATTTTCAAATATCTCTGCTGCAATGTTTGTAAGATTTTTTTCTTTTGACATGATATTTAATTTAAAATTCGATTGCGTTATAGTTTAAACTAGCTCCTACATACGGAACTACTTTCAGCGTGTTTCCATCTTTAGCCAATCCGTAACCCACACTGAAACCTAATCCGAAACGGTTAGGGGAAGATTCTTTAACCCTGTAGCTTTTTAAGCCGTTAATGGTCACTCTTTTGTCCTCAGGAAAAAGGTCAGTATATCTGTGTTCTTTTCCCAAAAACCATTTTTTTTCTTTAAACCTTACATCATTAAAACGGATATCATAAGCCATTTTAACAGAATCTGAATCAGGATAATAGGTAAGATCGAGGTATTTATCTTTATGGGTTTTTACTATTTGGCCGGATGATGTTTGTTTTGTAGATAATGCGAGTTGTGCTTCTAATCTCGCATTAATTTTTGTTACCTGATCAATCTTATCGATCGATACTTTGAGGGCTTTTTGTAGACTGTCTGCATAAGTTTTGCCCAAAGCAAGAACCTTTTCGGATTTTGTATCATTGATAATTCGATCCTCATAAATTGTGTGTGTCACACTATCTTTTACATACTTTTCAATGATTTTATTTTGTCCCTGACCCTCTACAAGTGAAGAGATGTTTTTGTCCCTTTTTTTCTCTTCCTTCTTAAGGTAGAAAATAACACCTAAACTTGCTATGAGCGTTAAAACAAGGAAACCAATAAATAATTTTTGAACTGTTTTCATGGTATTAATTTTTGCACCAATGGTGCTGTTTTATCTTTAAGTACACTGTCTTTCACTTTGAGTTGCTGCGATTCATTTTTGTAAAAGATCATCTTTTCATAGAAAAATATTCTCGCATTTCTTTCCTCGATGATAGTTTGATAAAGGCCTTTTGTTTCTGCCTTGCAATCATCATCTTGCTTTTCCTTTCGGTAATATAGAACTCCAATTACACCTCCAAATATTAGGAGAAGGCCGATTAAAAGTGCTATCACTACCGCTTTAGGGTCTTTTCTTATCGCCTCTTGTTCAAAGGGCTGCGGTAGTTCTGGTGTCATTAAACTTTAAAATTTATTTCTTTCAACCAGCTTTTAACATCGAAACTCGGACAATCTTTTTTTACGTTTGGAAAATCACGATGTCCTAAAATTTCAGCGTTTGGAAACTGCTTTTTAAGCTCTTTTAAAAGCTTTATTTGAGATTGTTTTTGAGCTTCTGTTCTGTTGTCAACAGCTTTGTTTTGTGAGTTTACACCACCGATATATGAAATGTTAATACTGGGAGTATTATATCCGGCAACTCCATTCGAAACTTTATCAATGGAAAGCGTATTGACAATTTCACCGTTTGGTTTTATCATATAATGATATCCGGGGCTTTTCCAATGCAGAACATTTTTCCAGTGATTTTTAATACTTTCAATTGTTGCAGTTTGAGGAGTTGCAGTACAATGCAGTACTATATATTTTATGGTTCTCACGGTTATTAGTTGTTTTTTTTAGATAAAAAGCTCCTCCGTAAAGGAGCTTTCATGATTATAGATATGAGTAAGAAGAAATTATGCAGCAGAAGCTTGTTTCATTACGACCAAGCCTTCGAAGTTTTTACGTCTCGCACGGCCTCCCATTCTTACAAGGAATGAATAAATATCACCATAGTAAGTTGGATCACCGATATTTTCAAATGCTTTTGTTTGTCCGATAGCTTTCTCAACCATGTTCTTATTCCAAGCAAAGATTCCTTCGCAATCTGTCCCGCTGACAACTGATCCGTGAGCTTTGAATGTTTTATCGGCTGCTAGAATGTACACTGTTGAGCGAACAAAAATATTGAATCCTTGAGCTTTATACATAACACCAGAACGTCTTTCGGCTTCAGATACAGAAGCCATGTAAGTCGCCGTGATCGCTGAATCCGCGGGGAACATTTGCACCGCTGCATCAGCAGTCAAAAGAACATTCATTTGACCTTCCGTCCATGCTTTTTGCTTAATAAGGAAGTTTCTTAATGTTTGAAGGTCTTTAATAGAATACGCCTTCCTGTTTCCGGTAGAACCAGTAAGACCACTGGCAACCGCTTCTCCTGAAGTTTCCAAGATGCTTGTAGTTGGCAATGTTGCATTGTTTCCAACGGGCGAAACAATAAAGTTCGTCAACATCCCTTCTGCAACTTCATCAGATAGGTTTGCTACATCCTGATCGAGAACACTTCTCCTTTTGTCGTATGATAGCTCTTTGCTTTCTGCATCCTGAATGTGAACCGGATCGGTTGTAAATTCATCAATCAGATACAAAACTTCACCGTCCGTACGTCTTGAAACTGTAGCTGGAAAAACCGATCTGTTTTTCACCACATTTGAGGGGCTTCCTGCCTGAGGAATGTGAACAATAGTTCCGTTGATAATATTATCAGAAGAAACATCTGCAACCTGTGTAAGGAAACTATTATCCTGAAGTAGTTTTTCTTGTATGGTATCATGCCATACTTCAATTTCTAATGCCATTGTTTATTGAATTTTATGATTATTAATTTTGTTATTTAGACGGCTTTCTTCCGAACTTCTGCTCAAATCTTTCAGCATAATACTCAGGATGATCCGCTTTAAGCTTTTGGAGTTTGTTTCCTTTATCTAACTCCTCCCAGCTTAATTTCCCGTAAACTTCCTGAGGTGTTTTCCCGTCCGAATTGTCTACTTGAGATGAAACAGGCTTTCTGATTGGTAAAGATTTTAACAGCTTCATAGCACTTTCATGAGAGAGTTCTAAAATTGGAGCTTTACCAGCTTCATCAATTCTTCCATCCTTAACTGCAGCATTTAATTCTGCTGTTAATTCTGCTTCGTTTTTTTGCTTCGATTCTGCTTCGAGTGCATCAAATTTTACTTTTAGTGCTGCATATTCGTTTTTAGAATCTGTGAGTTTTTGTTCATTAGCTTTAATAGCTGTTAAGATCGCCTCCTCCGTTGCTGTCTCAGGAAGCTGTAAATGAGCGGTTACTAATTTCATTTTATTGTTATTAAAAGGTTTTGCTGTTTTAAGTGAAAGACAAAGTGATTTAATATCTTTTTCCGTTAACTCTTTTCCGTCCATAGAGAACAACGCGATTGCATTTCCATTGGAAGGAACAGGAACGATTGATACTTCAACTAAAATGCATTTAAGAAGGATAAGCTTTCCGTCAACATTAGCCATATCAACCGGATCGAACATGATACCAATAGAACTGCCTTTGATGGTTCCATTAAGCACCTTTCTCACGACCTCTTCTCCGTCTAAATCTTTAGTATCAAAAGACGGCCTCATATATAATTTCCCGTCCTTTACTTCGATATCGATCCATTTTCCAAGAACATGTTTAGAATCATTGATATGACCGTCAAGACATACCGGATTGTCTTTGAATCTTTCCTCGATATTAATACCTGAAGTTTGAACGGCGAATCCGTAAGAATTTAAAACGGCTTCGTCACTAACTACAAATAATGGAGCTTTACTCATGGTTTTTAGTTTTTTTGTTCACTTTGATGATGCAAATTTTCATCATTAAAACCGCTCTCAAAAGTTCTCATTTTATGATACCGCAATATTCTGGGTATCATACCCTTAAAGCATCTGTATGATAAACTGTTAACTTCTGTAATGCCATATATAGAAGCAATTTTGCATTACTAATAATTTTGAAATGGCAAAAAAAGGAAGATTAAACAGAGATGAACTTTTGCAAAAACAAGAGCTTGCAAAACTTATTTATATCACAGAAGACGTAACTCAAAAAGAACTAGCTGAAAGAGTTGATGTAACTGAAAAAACCGTTTCTAAATGGATTGAGGATGAAGGCTGGTCTAAGCTCAAAAGAAACATTCCATTAACAAGAGATGAACTCCTTGCTTCTTGGTACGATGAATTAGCAGAGCTAAAGGCACATATACAAAATAAACCTGCAGGCCAAAAGTTCGCAGACTTTAAAGAGGCGCAATTGAGAAGGTCTTTACTTAAAGACATTGCTACTTTAGAGCAAGATTCCGGAATACCCGAAATCATTTCGGTGATGACCTCCTTTGTAAAATTTATCAGGAGGAATGATCTTGAAAACGCGAAAGAGGTTTCACACATTGCGGATGCATTCATTAAATCTAAAATACGCGGGTAATGGTTATCAAGAAAAAGCTAATCAATACCCGTGAGGAGAAGGAAGCTCTGAGCTTTTGGGATGAATATTACAAGTCACTCCAAAACACGGAGATTGTCGATACTACAGAGACCCCTGATGAAAAAGAAGATCGTATCAAAAGGCTGGAAAATGATCCGGAAGCGTGGTTCAAATATTATTTTGAAAAATACTGTACTGCTGAACCGATGCCTTTTCACAAACGTTCTACTAAAAGAGTTCTTGAGAATCCTGAGTTCTATGAAGTAAGACCGTGGTCTCGTGAGCTTTCAAAGTCCGGACGTACTATGATGGAATTGCTCTATCTGCATTGTACTGGAAAGAAAAAGTTCACCCTGATGATTTCTGCAAACAAAGATGCTGCAGTAAGACTTTTAAAGCCTTACAAACTTGCCTTTGAGAAAAACCCGAGACTAATTAATGATTATGGGAATCAGGTCAATTATGGGAATTGGGCTGAGGATGAGTTTGTAACTCGTTCAGGCTCCATGTTTATTGCTGTAGGTGCAGGGCAAGCTCCAAGAGGGGCAAGAAATGAGGAGTTCAGGCCGGATTCAGTTGTAATGGATGATTTTGATACTGATGAAGATTGCCGAAACTCTGATATCATAGATAAGAAATGGGAATGGTTTGAACAAGCAGTTTACGGAACCCGTTCCATTTCGAACCCATTACTTGTTATTTTCAACGGAAACATTATCGCCGATTATTGTTGTATTAAAAAAGCAATGGAGATTGCTGATGCTTATGAAATCGTAAACATCCGAGATGAAAATGGTAAATCAACATGGCCGACCAAAAACACAGAGGCCATGATTGACCGTGTTCTCTCTAAAATATCTAAAGCATCCCAGCAGAAAGAATACTTCAACAATCCTATTGTATTAGGGAAAATATTCAAAAAAATAAACTATGGAAAGGTTCAACCACTAAATAAGTATAAATATCTAGTGGCATATACCGACCCATCTTATAAGAAAGGCGGTGACTTCAAAGCAATGTTTATTATTGGTAAATATAAAGAACAGTATCATGTACTCTTTGCAAGATGTCGCAAAACAACAGTTGCTGAAATGATAAGCTGGCAATTTGAAGCAATAAAGTTTGTAAATGACAGAAGCGCCCTTTATCTCTATATAGAATACCCCTGGATTGATACAGATTTAAAACGGGAAATTAAAAAAGCAAATAAGAAGCACAACAGAACGCTTAACCTTAAGGCAGATGAGCGGGACAAACCAGATAAATTTTATCGAATAGAATCAAATCTGGAACCTCTTAACCGTGACGGGAATTTAATATTTGCTGATTATCTGGAAGGAACCGAGGACATGGACGATGTAAAGTTTCAATTTCTGGCACTATCTCCAAAATCAAGGGCGCATGATGATGCTCCGGATGCTGTAGAGGGTGGTGTGTGGATAATCAATAATAAAACTTTTACCGTAAAGAAACCTCCAAAAAACTACAATCTTAAAAACTTAAAAAAACGATACTAACCATAATACCAAATATAATGAGCCAATATATTACAGTTGACGAACTTAAAACTCACGCTTATGATGAAGAGCTAAAACAGATCATAAGAGATGATGAGAGCATTGCTTTAGCCTCTATAGATATGGCTATTGAATACGCCGAAAGCAAGCTTTCAAAATTTTATAATACCGATATCATATTTGCCAAAGAGGGTGAAGAGAGAAGCAAACTTTTAGTTGGCTTCATCAAAGATATTGCAATGTGGTACTTAATAGGCCTTGCCAATATGTCTATTGATTATGATGATAAAAAATTCAGATATACTGAGGCTTCAAATTGGTTTAAAGCAGTATTTAAAAATAAGGATATGAAATTATCCAGCAAAGATTTCCCGAAATGGGAAACAGTTAAATCGACGTCATTTTCATATAAATCAAATACTAAAAGACAAAACTATTATTAACCATGAAAACGGTACAAACATTAGCTGCAAGCAAAAAAGGATCAGACTTTAAAGTTTCTCAGGTTGTAATTGTTCAGCCTCCAAAAAGAGAAACACTTGATATCTCAAAATATACTGGCGCCGTTAAATCGTCAGATAAAGGAAAAAGAAACAGCCTTTACGATATCTATGATAATATATTAAAAGACCCTGTGATAGGTGAATCTGTAAGAAAAAGAGTTCGGAAAATAACCAATGGAGGACTATTTTTTAGCGATGAAAATAAAGAAGTCGATGAAATGACGGATTTGATTAAGACTCCTGTTTTCCGGAAGTTACTTTTCAATATTATTATGACAAGATTTTTCGGAAAATCAATTATTGAATTAAGTTTTACGGATGGTTTTAATATCAGCCTCATTAATCGGAAAAATTACGATACCTCAAAAAAACTCATTCTCAAAAAAATTGGAGATGATGATGGTATTCCATACGAAAATGATGATTTCCTTTTAAACATTGGTGAGGATGATGATTTAGGCCTTCTTATGGAAGTGGCTCCCTTTGCTATTTTCAAAAGAAATGGAGGAGCTGATTACGCTGAATTCTGCGAATTGTGGGGAATTCCTATTCTTGCCGGACTCTACGATCCTGAGGAGGAAGATGCAAGAGAAGAGATGGAAGCCACTATGGAGAAAAGAGGGGCGGGCGGTTCTATTGTCATGAGCAAAAACAGCGAGGTTAAATCTATAGCCTCAGAAAGCAAAGGAGCCGTTCATAAAGAATACCTGGACTGGATAGATGAACAAATGCTTATCAGTTTGATCGGTCAAACAATGACAACAAAAGACGGTAGCAGCAGATCACAGTCTGAAACTCATGAGGAGGTTCAAAACGAGATTAGTGAAGATGATAAAACTTACACGTTGGAAATTCTCAATTATATGTTCCTTCCAAGATTGGAAAAAAGAGGCTATCCAACCGGAAAAGGATGGTTTAACTATCCTAAAAAAGATAGTTTAACCATGCTTCAAAAAATTGAAATTGCTGAGAAAGTTGATGATAGAACCGAATCAGGAGTTGATGAGGATTACTGGTATGAGCTTACCGGAATTCCCAAATCAAAAACTCCGAAAAATAAAAAGAAAGATGATTCCTCGGATGATTCAGACACTGATCCGGAACCTGACACAAAAGGCAAGAAAAAAGTAAAAGCAGAAGAGTTAAGTTTTTTGAAAAGAATTAAAGATTTTTTCGACCACGCTCCTCTGTAGATTTCTATCTATATGAGGAGCTGGACTGGAGAAAGCTTGAGCAGGAATATAATAATTGTTGTGTTCATTTAGCTAATGAAAAACAACCTAATTGGGCTGATCTTCTGGCAGCAGATTTTGTCAACCTGATAAGAGATGTTTATAAAGACAAGAAGATTCCGGAACAAGGTTATAATAAACCGCTGGTTCAAAAAATGGCTGGCAAATTTGCTGACAGCATTGACACTTCTGTAGACTGGGACAGCCCGGATGAAGAATTTAGAAAAATTCTTAAAAACAATGTGTGGAAATTCTCAGTTGCAAAAAACCATAATGACTGCATAAGATTATCAAACTTATTACTTGATGATGATGGCAAACTTCGATCATGGTCTGAATTTAAAAAAGAAGCTTCAAAAGTTGTCGGCGATTCTAACAGGTATTTAAAAACTGAATACAATACGATAGTTGGCGCTGCTCAAATGGCAAGACTATGGAAGGAAATCCAGAGAGATAAACACATTTTTCCGTTTGTACAATTTGATGTGGTAATGGATGGGAGAACCTCTGATATTTGCTCCCCGCTGGATAAAGTGATTATGGCTGTAGATGATCCGATGCTATTGATTTATTTTCCTCCGAACCATTTCAACTGCAGAACTACAGTAAGGAAACTCCGAAATGGCGTTCCTACGAAAAATGTGAACTATCCGGATATTCCAGAAGCATTCAAAAATAATGTGGGAGCAAACGGTGAAATCTTTACCAATGAAAACGCATACATTGCCAACACTCCCAAAGAAGTTTTAGCATATTCTGAAAAACACGCGGAAAGGTGGTTTAAATTCTACGAATTACAAAAAGACAAAGACTTTACTGACGTTGCTTTCAACATGGATAATTTGGCTGTAAAAGCCACCCACAAAGAGCATAATTTCAATAAGCATACAGGAAAGTATGAAAAAGAAGTTCAGGACTTGTTTTTTAATAACGGATATGAAATAATTCTCGAGAGTGAAAGTTCGAAAATTCCCGGAAAAAAATTCGATGGAACTTTAAACGGTGACAGCTTCGATATCAGTTCTATTTTGGGAGATGGGAAAAACACTATTAAAAATGCTTTAAATCATAGTAAAAGTAAAAGAGCCGATATCGCAATCCTTCATTTTCCTGATGCTTCCAAGTTTTCAATAATAAGATTAGAGACGGGCATCAAAATGTATAAAGGACAAAGTGATTTTGAGTTTAAGCAAATCATTTACATCGTTAATGGAAAAATATATTTTGTAAAATAAAAAAACCACTATAAAAGTGGTTTTGAGCATAAAGAGCAGCTTATCCTGGTCTCTCTATAATGCAAATATACAAATTATTTAAATAGAATTTAATACACAGTTAAAAATGGCAAAATCGGTAGAAGAAAAATTGAATAAAATACAACAGAATTTGGCCAATACCTTCAGGGAACTTCCGGCAATTATGGGTGAAGAGATTGTAAATTATTCTCTTGAAGCTTTTGAAGATGAAGCGTGGGACGGCAAAGCATGGGAAAAGCGGAAAAATCCAACAAAGTGGGGCAAGCCCGATGATACAGATCGTAAACTTTTAGTGAAAACACTGAAAATGAAAAGGAGTATCAGAATTGCACAAATTATCGAAGATAAAATTAAATTGAGTGTCGGAGGAGCCGATGTTCCATACACAAAAACTCATAATGAAGGTTTTAATGGATTAGTAACCCAAACCGTTGACGGGCATTTGAGAAGAGGAAAGAAAGGCAAAATTATAAGAGTGAAGCCATTCTCCAGAACCATAAATCAGCACATCCCTCAACGTCAATTCGTGGGAAACTCTCCTTTCTTGAAGGAAAGGATAAAAAAAATTGTAATGCAGGAAATATTTAAGAATCTAAAATAATGAAAACACTTTATTTGAAGCTCATAGAGCTGTTATCCGAAATACCGGAACTGAAATATATTGATCTAAATTGCGGACAACTACAGGAAGAAAAGCCGCCTATTGCTTATCCGGCCGTTCTGATAAATTTGAATTCAAACTGTACTGATATTGATGGTCTTTTTCAAATGTATACAGGAACCATTGAACTGACTATTGTGTGTAAAATATTGAGCGAAAGCAATAGTAATGCTCCTGAGGATGTACGGGAAAGATCATTGAATTATTTGGAACTGTCAGAGAAGATATGGAAAAAATTACAAGGTTATAATGATTTTGACTTTGATAAAATAACGCGCATGACTGTTAGGGATCAAAATATCAGAAAAGGATTAAAAACCTCAGTGCAGACTTATGAGACAAGTTGGAGGCAAATTTCTTAAAATGGCTTGTACTGCCAGTTTAAAAAAGGATATTGCTGTTTTAATTCATTAAGGCCAATTTCCTTTCTTTCCATGCCGGAAACCATTTCTGCATTTTCTGCAAGTAGGTCACAAATACGGCTTTCAGAAATATCAAATTCCGGAATAAGGAACTCAAGGCATTTTGAGAATTTCAAGCCTATTATACAGCTATAGAAATAAAAACGAGCCGCTAATTTTTGATTGCGGTAGTTTATTAATTCTGCATTCCTGCCTTTAGTTACTGTATTTTGGACATCCATATAGTGCAAAAATAACAAAACGCCGAACTCTAAGCAAGTCGGCGTTCTGTCTTTGTAACAGAAAAACAATTTCAATGTTTTATATCGGTGATTTTATATGTAACGGTTCCGAAATTCATTTTCCCTTCCGGATTCAGATAAACGATATATGGTTCATTCTTCCAGCCTTTTTCTATAAGCGAACCGCTAATATAGTACGGGACATTTGTCTGCAATTTTTCAGCCTTTTCAGTTGGAATTTTACCTATAATTTCAAATGAATAAGAGTCATAATTGATATATTGCTTTTTATTGTCAAATTCGCCTAAAACTGCAGTTCTAAATTTCACCCATGAGAAGCCGGAACCAGCATCAATTCCCGTTTCAAAAACTACAGGATAATCTTTTATGAAATCAGGCTCTTTCATTTTTTCGAGATAAGAAGTTTTTGCTTCCTTTTCGATCCTTGACCTTGCTATATCGTTACTCATATCGATTTGAGCAAACATAGGATGGAAGAGCGTATTCAATCCAGTATCTTTGTACACAGGTTTTGACTGCTCTTTTTTGTTGCAGCTAAAAATAAAAAGTAAAACAATAAGTAAAAATATATTTCTCATGATCTTTAAATTCATTTCAAAATTACTTTAAATTTTGTTCATCCGTATTGTTGTTTTTCCTTTTTTTTACTATTGTGTTTAGTTTGTCAATCGCAAGCTGTCTACGTTCTGTACAAATAGGACAATCCTCAAAATCTCGGCCGATAAAATAACCAAACCAGAATAAATCCTCAGGTTTAATTTCTTTCTTCTCATCTTTAGTTTTAATAACAATAGTAGATGAATTTTCAGCCGAAATAGTTTCAATGTTGCAACGCGCTGCAATTCCTTCTCCGATCATAAGCTCCTTAAAAGCTAAAAGTACTTTTTCGATCGTGTCATTTTGTGAGTTAATTCTGTATTCTGCCATGTGACAAAGTTATTAAAGGTTAAAAAAAATAGGTTACGGGAATCCATAACCTATTTAATTTCTTTTAAAAGTTCTTTTAATTCCCGTTCAAATACTGTTAAAAACAGTGTTTTTTCCGTTTGCTCTTCACCGTGTTTAGTTGCTGTGAAAGTCCAATATTCATGAAGGGTGGTTCCGTTCGGAAAAGTTTCATCTTCAAAAATATATAACCACGGTTTTGTTTCATATCCTCTTTTATGCAGAAATGCAAAAATACTTTCATGAGGTAAGCGCATTTTGATTTCCATATTGTATATATTGGCGCCTTCCGGCCTTATATTAATCATTTTTTGATTTTCTTTTTTTATTCTGGTTTTTCCGGCTTTCCTGCTCAAGTGCTAAAATCTCATAAACTTCCGGATGAGAGTATTTTGAGGTGTTGCCGATCATGGTTTCTAAATGCTCATCACTCATTTTTTTCGAGGCTTCTGGAAGCGCTTCGATGTATGCTTTATAGTCAAACAGCGGATTTCCTTCTCGTAAAACTCCAGTATTCCTACTTATAGCAGTGACAGTGATACTCTTTGATAATTTTTCAAGGTACTGCTTTGCCTTTTCATCCGGAACATGGTTTTTAACTGAATCATCTTCCTCACGTTGGCGGATATTTCTCTCATTCTGAATTTCATCTTCTCGTGCCTGTATTTTCTTGTCAAAATATTTCGGAAGCCATGAGAGTATTACTGTTGAATCAAGCCTGTAAAAGTCTCCAAATTGACCCGAACGTGCCATTTTAAAGAAAAGCAGGATATCATCTAAACTTTCACTTCCAAAACGCTCATACAAATCAGATGCAAGTGCTATCATTTGGTCTTCATTCATCTTTTTAGCAACATTCACCAAATCATTAAAGCGCTTCACCATCATAAATATACTTTTGACCAGATCAGCCTCATTATGCTTTTGGTTAATAAGAAGAGGAGCGGAAAGGCACTTTTCAATTGTCAATGATCGTTCAATCTGTACCAGTTCAAACTTATCCCCGTTTTCTAAACATTTCATCAATTTTGCTGAACGCGCCGGAAGTACTGTTATTTCCTCCACTACGTATTTTGTTGATTTCTGCAAAGTGTTCCGCATACATTTGTGGATTTTCTTTTACGTTGATTACTTGATTTATATACTTGTCAAAATTTGACTCTCTAAAGATGGTTACAGGATTGAGATGAACGCTCATTTTTGCATTTTTCTTCCATTCAATTGTTTTAAGCTGAATTACTTCCTGAATTTCTCTTAAAGTGTAGCCTTCTTTCAAAACTCTCTTTATACCGCTTAAATTAGCTTTCCCTGCTTTGTGACGGTGTCCTGTAATTTGATTGAACAAATTCAGAATCTCAATTTCTGGTGTTACGGTTTCTGAGTCCATATATTATCCCTTTTTAAAAAATTAATAATTTTATTGAGGTATCTTTCTTTTCGCCCGTGAAACCCTAAATAGATTAAACCGTCATTAAATTTAAATCCTTCAACGAATGGATTGATTTCTTCAACATATAGCCAGGATTCTCCAAATTGTTCATTTAATTTATTTTGAATTAACGGAATCTGTTCCCGTGAACAGATGATTGCAAACTTCTCATCTGTTTTATGTTTTGCAAAAATTGTTATTTTCATATTCTTAATATTTTAAATTAGTCCAGTGAATAATTTTACCGCTAAACCAATAATTACCCATAGCTTTTCCATTCATTTCAATTACACTCAAAAAGTAATTTCTAAAATCGTCATATTCGGAAAATCCATCATTAGTGGCTAATTGGCCTTGTGTAAATGCATCAACATAAAAATCTTCGCCTCCAATATATGAGTCCTCTTTTGCAATTGTAATTTCAAGCATTGAGCCTCTTCTGGTCATAAATATTTCCTGTACCGAAATCACTGGAATTCTGGGCGCGAAACGGAACATGTTTTTCTTTCTCGCATTGATAAAAAAGTCAATCATCATTCCTGGTTTCCATCGCTCTGTTTTATCTTCCCGTATAGTATGAAGTTTGGGAAACATTCCAAAAGCATCGGGATGGAAATCATATTTTTCATATATTTTTCCTAATGTAAACCACTCTTCTATATACTTATCGGCTTCTGGGAAGCCTTGCCATATTTTTTCTACAAAATATGTAGGCTTATCGTTTAATTGTGTTGAAAATGATAATATCATATCAATCCTTAACTAAAATTCCATGAACCAATTTAAAAGTAGGAGCTTGAGTAACAACAAACTCTTTGTCAATCTCAGTGCTTACTCCTTTGAACAGGTAAACTGTTTTTTTAATACCTGATCGCTTTACAGTCTGTTGACCTTTGTATTGATAAGAATGATTATCGATCTTAACAACTTTATTCAGGCTTATTCCTGATATCGGGATGATTGTAATTGTTTCCATTTTTTTTAAAGGTGTATTTCTTAATGCTTCACGCTCAGCAAAAAGAGCATGAAGCGGTGTTTTTCTTTTTTTGAGCATTAGTTATGTTTAATCTTTTCTTTTCCCTTTTCCCACCATGCCTTTGTAAATGGCTTTTTTGCGCTATTCTCATTATTTGATTGAACTGCATGGAGTTGAACATGGAGTTGTTTTAATTCCTCAATTGAATGAGCGTTTAAATGCTTTTTAAATTTACTGTTGGTAAACATCCAATTGTTGAACTTATGAAAACTACCAACCTCTTTGATTCCTGTCGTCTCGGCAAGTTTTAGCACTTTTGAAATCCATGCGTTTCGGAGCAGTTGTTCCTTGAGAGCATTGTTCTCTTCTGCCAGTTCTTTTTCGCTGGGAGTGTGGATGGAAAGAAGCCTAATCGCTTCATCATCTGTAAGGTCGTCAACAAGTGTCGTTCTGAAACCTGTAAAACCATTGATTTCAATTGCAACCTGTATCGGATTACGGTCTGCAAATAATTGTTTTAATTCTTCTTTAGCTGTCATATCTATGTATTTTTTTTATAATAATCAGTCCATTGTTCTGCCATTGCTTCTGCAATTCCTATATGAAATTTTGATCTTTCATGTCCCTTACCTTTTCCCAATTTCCCAAAAACACTGTACTTACTTTTTCCGGATTTTGTTTTTTTTGAATTGTACTCAATGTATTCAGGCTCCACTGCTGTTTTACTTTCAAATAAGTTATCCTCAAGAGTATATTTTAACGGTGGAAGGTTTTAAGCCAAAGGCAGGTTTTTTTAGGTATGTTATCTCCGAAATAGTAAGGATGAATTATCTGATCAGGTTTTCTAATGAATGTGGAAATTACTCCCACCGGATTCTCCAAGCCAATATGTTTTATATCTGCTGTTAATAACTCATGGACAAATTTTAAAGCATCTACCATTTTTTGCCATCTTTCATGATTGTTTGGGACATGCCTGTTTGCTGCTACAGTTAAATATGTACAAGGCGGAAAAGCAATCATCAAATCGAAACCATTGTTGATAATATCAAGCACATTTCCCTGATAATGGTTACCTTCTTTATCTGCTGGTAAAATATCACAACTTGTTACATTCCAGCCTTTTTTTTCAAAGGCTTCACTTACGATTCTTGAATATTCACATGCAATTATTGCTTTCATTTTTTACCCCTATTGTTCTTTTTCATAGTAAAGTTTATAGAATAGCCCGTTTTCGTCCTGGCCTTGTGTGATCTTATTTCGGTCACCATGAACATAGACATGAAAGTTTTTATCAAGCTTAATGATGCTTTTAAACTTACTCTGTGACTTCTTTACGGCGCTATGACTAATCGGAAATTCTTCTGCAATATTGATTTGCATATCCTGCTCATAGTCGGTTTTAAATGTGTTAAAACTTTCAATTACTTTTTCATCAGCTAAAACTTCATTGTTGAACTCTTCCAGATTAAATTCTTCTTTCTCCTTGAAAAAGTTTATTGACTTATTCAGAAAGTCCGCTTGATCAGCTTTTGAAACTTCAAATTCAACAGGAAGCTGCTTTCTGATATATTCTTTAAAAACAGTTAATGATTCCTGTGTGTGAAAATAATCATCAGCCCTCTGTTTTACCTTCAAAAAGTCTTCGAACCAATAATACATATCACCGTTTTTATTGTTGTCAACAACTTGCAAAACATAACCAGTTTCTCTATCCTTATTGTAGATCAAAGCTGCTTTATCAATTTTATTAAAACTGAATCCCTTTTCTGTTTCAATTCTGATATCACTTTCGTTCCGAGGGTTATTCCATTGCACCACATTGAAAAATGATTCTTTTTTTTCTGTTTTAAAGATTCCGATCTTATCGACATCATTTTCGTTTTCGGCCTCAAAAAACACTATGAACAATTCTCCACTTTGAACTCTTGGATTTTCTGCAGCCTCATAAAGTAATCGACCTATATTTTTTGAGTTGTCAATAAGTGAATTATTATTTTGAAAAATATCAGATACTAAAGAAAACAGAGGATTATTGATTAAGTATGAATCACTGTAAAAATGATATGTTTCCTCTGTTTTAAAAGCACTAAGAAAATAGTTTTCAAACAGGCCAAACATACTTTCGTCAAGTTGTATTTCTTCGTCAGCAAAAGAGACTCCTTCACCGTTAATTTTATTTCCGATTTTGTGAGCAATTATTTTCATTTTTTTAAAATTTTGTAGATCATTAATATTGTTATTCCCGAACCAGCCAAAAAGCCTATTAAAAAGCTTAATGATATTATAAAAGCCGTGTCCATAACTACAGCGCTGAGAAGTTTAATTCAATTGATTCGTATTTTCCATCATCATTTTTCAGCCATATTTTGTGATAAGATTTGCTCTTTGGCCGTGAAATGCTTTCATCAATCAGATTCATCGCTTCATCCCATCCTTTTTTGATGTTTCCTGTCTTAATCCGGTTCGTGTGTTTTCTAAGGCTGAGGATTTTCTTTGCATCTAGTTTACCTCTTGACGTTTGGAAGGCATCCTCCACAAGAGAAATGATAAAATCATCACCGGAAACATTTGTCCTGATAAGGTTCATCAGTTTTTCTTTAGCGGAAGCAATTTTGATTTCATCAAACTTGATAGTCTCATTGATATCAACCTGAACCTTGATAGATCGGTCAAAGTTGTACCATGTATAATTTCCTTTTCCGTCAAGTTTTACGTTGTTGGCTTCTCGTTCAGCATTTAGAATCTGTTCTGTAGCTTCCGAAACAGCTTCTTTAACTTCTTTCAGAAACTCATTTGCTTTCAGAGCTTTTTTGACTAAGGAAAATGCAACTTTCTCCTTTTTCCTTTCTATTGGTGTTGTTCTGGTGAACGGGATTTGCATCCCGCTTTCATCCGTCCAGAACTGATCTTTTGATGTATGTTGTAATGTCATTTTTTTAAGGTTATTGGGTGAGCTAATATTGAATGAACAATAGTTTTGTTGCCTATTCGCTGGAAAACTTTTTTATATTTAAAGATTCCGGCAACCACGATCTGAGCACCTTTCTTATTTGAAAACTCACGACCTCGTTTTTGTCTCCTTTGTCTTCTGTTAAGTTTTACGGGTTGTTTTTCCACTTTCCCCAATAATTCATTTAAAAATGTTTTCCCTTGTTGTCTCATATTGTAAAATTTTTAATTGTTAGTTGTTTCAGTTGATTTTCTTTTTCTTCAAGCAGGTCGGCTATTTCTTCCCATTCCTTCTTGTATCGCTCATCTTCGAGTTTCTTTTTCAGAATGAAGATTATCTCTTCGAGTTCTGTTTCTGTTGGTGGAAATAAATCTGTGTTCATCAGAATCTTGTTAATGTTAATAATCCAGGATATTTTTCGTAGTATAAGTCCAGATAATCTTCTACAGGCAGCCATAAATCTGAGTCAGGCTCTTGGAAGTATTGTAAATAATCTTGTCCGTATTTCATCAGAGGAGATTCCCATCCGTACGTAACAATCCAGTGATAAGCATCATTCACTTTTGGAGTGATTTTTTCTATCTTACCAAGCATATAAAGGTGAATTCTTATCCGGTCTTTCCAATGCAAAAAATTGGTTAAACTGTCAAGCTGTAAGATTTTAAAGAGTATATCGTTGTTCATGATTATGTTAGTTTTATTTCTGCTTTTCTTGCTCCCTCCTCCCAGATAACAAAAGGTTCATTTCCTCCAAATCTTGACTGTATATTTGCCACAAAGTTTTTGACGTTTATTTTCACATCAGCATCATAACGAATGGCATCTGCTACAGAGCCTTTTGGCTGGCTTCCTTTTGCGTGACTGACGAAAATGAAGAGAACATCCTTAAACTCGGAAAGAAGCTCCTTATATTGCCTTTCTGTTATTCTCAGGTATTGGAGACTGTCAATGAAAACTATTTTTGCACTTCTTTTTTTTCTCAATCTTGCTTTCATGGTTTCAAAGTCTTCACTTTCAAATGAAAATCGGGAACCACAAGCCTCCATGTTATTTCTGTGACATGCAATTTCAAAAGACCTCCTTCCTCGCTCTTCTAAAGTGTTGTAATGAACTTTTTTGAATGTTGAAAAATATTTAGCGAGCTTTAGAGAGCAATCGGTTTTACCGTTCCCAGATTCCCCCCACAAAAGCCAGCAACCATTTGTTTCCGGAACTCCAAAACTGTCTTTAAAAACGCCTCTAAAATCAAATGTTTTAAAGTTCTGATTATAGAGATCAGTAATTGATTTTGCTTTTTTTACTTTAATCTCTTCCATATTAAGCCACTTTTTTAGTCATGAAGTATTTCTGAATCTCTCTTTTTACCCTTCTAAGGTCTCCATCACATATATTGAAAATGTGATTAATAGTGTCTTCATCGGTCAAACCATTTGCCTCACAGATCAAAGCCACATCTTTTAGAGTGATATCATCCAGATAGATGAAGTTTTTACCAATTCTGCTGTAAAACTCTTTGTAACCGGATTTATCGAGCTGGCAACCTCTCAAAATTCTCTTTTTTAAAGCAGGAACTCCTGAAACAACAAAGGAGCAATATCCATCCAAAGGGTTGTAAAAATCCATGAACAAATCAAGTGAGCTGTCATTCAGCTTGTCGAGTTGATCTATAATCACAATCGGCTTTTCTAAACCTTCCAGATAATCAATTAATCTTTCTACCATTACATCGATGCTACCATCATTAGGAAGGCCGAAATTCTGCAGGAGATTTTTCATGTAATTTTTGCGAGTCCAAAAGGTTTTACATTCTATATAAAACACATTCTCAACCTGTCTTTCATAATGAGAATACGTGTGTGATTTTCCGGCTCCTGCATCGTGTGCGATTGCTACACTAATACTTTTTTGCTTACAATTATTTAGAAGAGCAATCAACATTTTGAAGTTTTCAGTTTCTGCAGTTTGCCATGTGAAATCAATCTTTAGTGCAATCATTACTCTTCTCCACATTTTATCAGCAATTAAAGTCCAGTTTCTGTTTATCATCTGAGAAATTGTTGCTGATGAAACTCCACACCTGAGTGCAAGTGAATTTTGGCTTTCTCCTTTTCTTAATCGTATTTTCAATTCGCCTGTGATGGCTTGTTTTTCTGTATCTTTCATATCTATAACTTTTAAATTCTGTGAAGTATTGCTGATTCTGCATCCATTGCAATGGCTTGTTTTTTTGGAGCGGAGCCTTTGAATTTTATATCTAAATCCTGCTCTTGTATAAGCTTTTCAGGTGTGATTCCTGTTCTTTTTCTTAAAGCTTCAACGGCCTCTAAATCTCTTTTGAATTCCTCCTCCCTTATTTTGTAATCAATCGCCCAAACCTTTTTATCTGCTTCATCCATAAGGATCGGAATATTGACTTGTTTCCTTTTCGGTTCCGCGTTTGCACTGAAAATCTTTTGTTTGTCCGGTGTTATTTCGTAGAGCTGGACGAAAACATCCATATTATCCGGATCATATCGCACAATGAATTTTTTACCAATGTTTTTTCGGCGGAACTCCGTGTCAATTGTTCTATCCTGATTGTATACCTCAAACTGATAAGTTTCTCCTTTAAGCTTCATTGTAAGACCATCATTTTTATAAGTGATCGGTTTACTTTCTTCAACCCACATATAAGAAAGTATTTCAGGAAGGGTAAGAGGTTCTTTTTGCTTCATTGGGTGTGCATAAACTGCTGTTCGGCTTTCATTGAAATGTGGATGTTTTGCCGAATTCCATTTTTGTACTGCAGTTTCCCACGCTCTGAATAAATCCTCCTTAGTTTTCAGATGATGTTGATTTTCTAAAATAAAATCAGTATTTACTTTATTATCATCTCGTTTTACAGTTATGCTTTGACCATCTGAAAACCAAAACTTCGTAATAACTTCCTGCTGCAACCTTTTGAACAGACCCTCGGCCGGACTGCTGTGGCTTCTTGCTCGGTGAGAGTAATGAGTTCCTCCATCTTTGGCAACAACATTGCTGTAAAGCTCCTGCATTCTCGCAGACATGTGTCCTGACTGTTTATCATAAGTAAATAAATATGGTCTGTGTCCGGCGTGTTGTGCTGCCATTTTCATTGCTTTGAAGTGATCCGTATGATCTTCTGACTCTGAGAAACTCCAGCCGATAATTTTCTCGCTGTAAACATCAAATATCACATTGATTCTTAATGAGGCAGCCATTTTGTTTGATTTGGAACCTTCAAAGTGAATCCAGTCAAGCTTTGTTCCGTCAATCGCCCAATATATATTAGGGAACCATCCACTTTTATCGATTGATGTCTTATGCTGATATTTATTATTATATGCTTCTTTGCCGTGTCTTGCCAGTGTCCAGATTCTTTCTTGTTCTGGTTCATATAGCCATTTATAAATGGCAGCCTCAGTGAGTTCTGGGAAATTTCGCTCTTCTTTTACTTCGTTGTACTTACTCAAGACCATCGGAATTGTAAGTTTTATCGGGAGACTATAAAAAGCCAGTATAAAATCAGCTACATCACCTTTAATTTTAGTTGTATTCTGATTACCCTCATTTTTATGAATAAATGTTTGATATCCATTTTTTAGATAATCATTATATCTTAATCTGAGATTCTTTGCTGCAGTTGGTAAACTATGATCCCATTTTTTTGTATCCAATTTGTTTACTGCATCTGAAACGTTGTCCCAAATTTTCATTTTTCGCTTTCCGAACATTTTATTTGCTACACCATTGTCTTTAAATATGGTTTGAATAGCATTTAAAATGCAGCAATTTAATGTGCGTTGTCTCTGTTTTTCAGGACTTATTGATTTGCCTTCAGGCGTTCTGTGATCTGCATAGTATTTAGAAGCGTTTTTATCAAATTCAATGTAAGGTTCCAACAAATTAATTACTGTAACCTCCTCAGGTTTTCCAAGTTTTTCGATACACAATTCCTGTAACTCAGGAGGTAAGTGGTAAAAACTTAATAATGCTTCATTTCCTGCTCCTTTTCCCTCACGGCTTCTTATCAATTGCCTTCTGTGACATCTTATATTATAATTGCTATAACTCATCACCGCCCAGTCTTCATAAAGAAGACTCGCGGGGATAGAGAGTATATTGTTATGATATAGATAAGTTTTCATTTCTTTAGTAATTGCACAGAGAGTGGGAATCGAACCCACCCAGTCGGTTTTGGAGACCAACTCGTCAGCCTTGAGCATTCCTCTGTAGTAAATTATTTGTATTTTACACTTATGATCAATCCAAATAAAATGTGGTAAGTCGCTTTTTGAAATTCTCCTGTCTTTGCATCAACAACATCAATAGTTGTGTGATAAAACAGATTTTGCTGGATAAATTTTCTGATCTTTTTCATACTTTATTTCATTAAAAGTTCTTTCCGTTTATTGATTACGTCTTTCAGAGCTTCTACAACTTCAAAATGATGTTTCTGAAAAACCCTGAAAAATGCTTTTTCTGCCGATGCTGAGGAAATTCCCACGATCTCGGCCACAAGCAACCAGTCTCCACGCCTTTTTTCTTTTAAAAGAGTTTCTAAAGCCTCCAAATGTTGTTTTTCTTCCTTGTTTTTCGGAGTATATGAAAACCTTGATTTAGTAGGTATTTTTACGGTTTTTACGGTTTCCCTCATCTTATGTCTATTTTTTGTCTTACTTTTGTCTTGATAACAGTACAAATATCGAAACTTTTTTCGAAAACTTTTTCGAAAAAGATGTAAAAAACTGAAAATGAGTACAATAAATTTTCGAATTAAGCAGCTTGTAGAGCATTTTGCACACGGAAATAATTCAGAATTTGGTAAAATGATCGATGTAAATGAGGCAAATGTCAGAAATTACATTAATGGAACTGAACCAAAATTCAATATAATTGAGAGAATTGCAAAAAAGTTCGAAATAAGTTTCGAATGGCTTCTTTTAGGCATTGAACCAATGTTGGCAAATAAAAATCTCGTCAAAATTCAAAATACTCCACAATCATTTGAAAATAGAGTACCTCAGGTAATTACTGTAGATTCTCATAATGATGACAATATCGTGCTTGTTCCGGTTAAAGCTAGAGCAGGATATTTAAACGGCTATTATAAGCCTGAATTCATAAGAACACTTCCGAGCTACCGTTTGCCGGCAATTAATAACGGTATTTTTAGAATGTTTGAAGTTAAAGGCCAATCAATGGGAAATACTCTTCCGAGTAAAAGCATTGCTGTAGGAGAATGGGTTGATAATTGGGTGAATAATATTAAAGACGGTAGAATTTACATTATCATCTATGATGATGGAGACAAAATGGAAGACGGTGTTTTGATAAAGAGATGCCTGAATAGAATAAAAAAGTATAATAATTTAGTTTGTAAATCTGATAATCTGGATAAAGCCAGTTATCCGAACATAAGTATTGATCCTGAACACATAAAAGAAGTTTGGGAACTCAAATCAGCACTTAAATTTGAATTCCCTGACCCATCTGATTTATATGGTAGAATAAACCATCTGGAAGCTGAATCGCATCAAATTAAGACTCTTTTAAGGCAACTTGCTAACAATCAGGGACTTATTGCTGATTTTTAATTTATTTTCATGTCATTACGCTTGCATTATAAGCTTTTTTTTAGCGTTTTATGTAGTGTTTTTTTGAAATATACTTCACTCTACATAAGCGAATTTATATTTTTTGTAGTTCTTAATGTAGTTCTTAGTGTAGTTCTTTTTAATTTTTATATTTTTTATACTGTTTTATAAAGCTTATGTATTAGAAAACTGCTAAAGTGTTATAAAGTGGTTGATAGTCAATAGTTGTAGATAAAAACAGTTATGAGAAATATTAAGCTTTTTAATCGTATTTAAAAACGGCTAAAATGGTATTTAAATAGTATTTTAGGGATATTTTGTGCAAATAAAAAAAAGAGCCATTTTTGACTCTTTTTCCTTTGTTTATCGGCTTTTCAACTCATTTTTTTTCTTTTTATTTTTGACCTTTTTGTTTTATGGGGGGTACTTTTAAAAAGTATAAACCGCTCTTAATAAAGCAGTTTATTAAATATTAACGGTTTATCGTCATTAAAGTTTCTTCTGAAATCTTATATTCACCTTTTTGATAGATATCTTTACTCGATAGTAAAACTTCATAAGTATAGATTCCTTTTGGTAAATTATACGTACACTCTTTTTCGTCTCTTTGAATAACGAACTCTTTTTTTATTTCTTCATCTTCAATTTTTCCCAATAGCTTTATAATGATTTTTTCGTCCATTTTGTTTTTAAAACAAAAGCTGTCCACGGTTTTAGCATTAGGATCAACCTGTTTTGCGCCATTTCCTTTTAAAGCTATATAACCCTGTACAAGTATGTTGCCGATTACCAGACCTTTATCTAGCCCCGTCATTGTGGTTTGAGCTTTAAAGTTTAAAGAAAAAAAGAAGATGAAGAAAAGAGATAAATCTTTAGACTTCAC